ATTGCCTCGTCAAACTCTTCATTGAGGTGTTCATGAGCAGACATGATCACCGACTCTGAAACATAGCTGTTTGGGAAGCTGTCTGTATAATGCACGTGCACTACATAGTTTATCTCCTCCCACTGAGGGGTAACATAAGGCATACCCATAAATTTTGCTTGAAAATTTCCTTCGTCACCAAATACAGCACAGGAATCCTGCCCTGCCCCCACGTACTGTGACAGCAGACATACCAGAAGGGCTAGTTGTTTCATCGTTTAGTTTTTTCTATTGTTCTACCCGCAAAATAAGCCCCAAACACAGTCAACATAAGTATCTCAAGAAGAGATATGTAACTTTCCCTAACACTAAACGACTGACTCCCAAGGCTATCAAATACCATGGTGGCAACAAATACGATTATTAAGGTTATAAGTACAGCGGGTCTGATATACTTAGCCAGCTTTACGTCGCTCCCCATGTCAGCTTTCCAACGTTCTGTTACGTTGTTCTGATATGCAATCTCTGCATCAACTTTTGCTTTAGCTTCTTCTGGGGATACGTTTGGTTCTTTATCAAGGAGATTCTTAACTACACCTAGGGCCCCCTTATTTGGGAGTAAGTCACCCACTGTTTCTAGTACGCCGGGTGCTTTCTCTTTGAGCCAAGCTCCTAACTTGGTGTCTTTAATTTTCTCCATAGCGGGGTAGTTAGTTTGATGTAAAAGTAATCAATTAAAACTAAACATAGTTATCCCCCTTTGAGAATTGTTAAACAACGCACTTCTACCCACCGTATTGAGCCTTATGTTCTGGGGAGTTACTTATTACCTTTATCCAGAACCTGGGTTTTATAGCGTTGCAATTTTCACAGCTATCGGGGACAACTTCACCGCTATGTTTACCTATTATTGATTGCTCTCAAGGCTGCAGCTATTAACCCGACTTCTGACCCCCTACTTATTACCCTCGGGGGTGATCTAGATTATTCTAGGCTGTTAACTTCCGCAGTTCTCACATTCCTCTGGGTTATCCAGATTGCATGTAATCTCTCCGGTCTCTACTTTCTTATCCAGTTCCTTACGTTTCGTTTGGTCTAAAAAATCTACGTTGAATTCTTCTTCCATATAATTCTTATTGAGCGGACAAATATAACCAATTAGGTTTAACGTCCTTGTCCTCGATAAGACTTTTTGTAATTCTTGCTACTCTTGTGATTGCTATTCTTTGTCTTAGCATGCACCCCTGGTCGGGATACGTTTCGTTCTTCACGGATTTGTATAAGCTTCGCCATGGGGTAAAGGTAGAAAAAAATTCAGGGAAAAAAATTTTTTGGGGATGTTTTTTCGAACACGTTAACCTACACAGTCACAGACCCCTACGATACATCGTACCTTGGGGCATCCCCCCACTAAATATCATTAATCATGGATTTTATTCCTACACGCTGTCACTGCTCTACTAAGGGCATCATGTTCTACCGAAAGACTATTAACCCTGCAACTCGCAAGATGGGCGAGCTGAAGCTATGGGTCGATGCTGTCGAAGACGCTGACCTTTACCCTATCGCTCTCGAGATTGCAGAGTCGATGGAATCAGAGGGAGAGGCTTAGCCTCTCTTTGGCCGCCGCCGATGATAACAATTTCGTCAGGGAGTGAGAACGCACACTAGTGTTCTCCTCCCTCTTTTCCCCTGTTTAACACACTGTTACATTCCGTAACATAATATAGTATTGCACATGAACTTAGCAATGAAGATATTTAATGCAGCAATGTTTCACACTTTTCAAGGATGGGCCGACCAAGGTCAAATCTTTGAGGATGATGCACATTATGTATTTAAAAAGAGTTGGAAATATCAAGATGGAGAAACAAAACCATTTTTAGTTTCAGGTAGAATGATTTATCAAGCTTTAAATAATTCTCCAAGCAATGATAGATTTGGTAATAGAGATACTGATACAGACCATTTTATTAATCAAATGATTTTGAATCTTCTAGAACCACTTGAAGGTGATTACATTCCGGACGAAAATCCGGAGTGCTAATCATTCTTACTCATTGATAACACAGCGTGGCTCACTCAAGATGCCAGTAAAGTACACGCAAGAATCAGAGGGCTTTATGGGCAGTCTAACTGTCACCCACTGTGTATGCTCTCGAGAGCTGCACGAAATCTGATTTGATAGCTGTGTTATCATTCTTATCTCTCTTGGAGTACAAACAGGTTCGATTCCTGTTAGAGATACCAATAGAAAAGTCGTACATATAGTCCGGTGATGGGCAACGACGTATTCCTGAGCATGAAGACAAACTGCTTTTTTCTTACACAATTGAAACAAATTAAAAGATCATGGACAAGTTTGACTTTGAGAAATTACAATGGAAGATAGACCTCCCAGATAATGGGAGTACATATCCTGGATTGTGGAGAGCAAGGGTTAACATTCTTCCCTACACGGTATCTATTATTGCTGGGGAGTTTGCATACTCTATACCTAAGCAGACACTGCACTCCCCTAATAGGTACGAGAAGTTTGAGGTAGCTGTACTTGAACCGACTGGAGATAGCTTTAGCAACAAGCAGAGTTATGCTACTAACAAGTTTGTTGAGAATGCAAACGACACTGTCCTTGCGTATTACACGAGAGAAGAAATCACTGACCTGATTGAAAAGATTCAAAAGCAAGCAGGTCATGGCTTTATTGTTTATCAAACAGAAATTAATCTTGAGAAATTATGATGGAAGAATATCAAAAAGAAACAACACGCCTCTTAATTGGGGTACTAGTTGTAGGTATGCTACTCTTTGTGGCAGTATCTATGTCTTCATGCACCGGGACAGGGCATACTACTCACTCGAGTAGTTGTCCTGCCTATAGTATTAACGAAACTAATTATGATGGGACATGTGAAATTTAATAGCACCTCACCTGTATGGACTATAGAAGACCTTACAGAATATGTTGTCTATGCATCTAGGTCTAAGAAAGACCTTCTTAAATACATAGAGAACAACTCAACCAAATTAGAACAGGGTAAATACATTGTATGTGTCTATCCCTCAAGCAGGAGTATCATCCCAGACTCAGTTAAAACCATGAGACGCTTTATATTAGACAACAAAATAAAGAAAGCATGGCGCCCTCGCAATTTGATTCGGAATTTGATAGGAGTTTAACTATAGCTGCTATCGTAGCAACATATGTAATAGGTTTTGAAGAGGGTCTCCCACATCTACAACAAGATGCAGCGACTACTCTTCATGACGTATTTACACTAGAAGATTTGTTTGGGGAAGGGTACTCCCATTAAAGGTACCCACATTTAAAATCATTTTACCTACATAAAAGTCATGGTAAATTCAATTAACACAGGTTCTCTGGAGACCTTAACTCCAGGACAAACGCTTCTCGTTCAGGCGCGCAAAGTGAACGGTAACAAGATTCAGTTGGAATTCGGTGAAGTTCTGCAACAAGCAGATCGGCCCCAGAATGCCTTGGGCGTCTTCAACAAATCAGATGAACGATTCAACGTGGGTGCCCGCGCTCGTCGTTCTTGGTTAACTGTTGAACCACAAGATGCACAAGAACTTCTTGGGGTTGATCTCGGTGGGGACTACACTACTAACGAGATGGGTCATGAAGTTAAGTCTCTTAACATTTTGAACCCAGAAGTTAACGGTCAGCGTCTCCGAGTGCAAATTCAGGAGACTACTGATGCAACTGAATGGGATGCGGCCAACATCCAAACTTCTGCCAAGCGACGTGGTAAGGAGGGAGAGTTCATCACCAACAATGGGATGTACATCTTCACTCGTAGCACCGTTGTATTTGGGGAACCACAGAATGTGTTCCTAGAAGCGGATGCTCCGGCAGTGACTACAGGTATTCCTGCAGTTACAAAAGCTGTTGATTTTACTACTGGTGAAATCTTCAGCTAATTTAGTGGTGCTCTAACGAGTATCAGGTACATGGGAATGGGGGTGTCAGCAATGGCATCCCCTTTTCTTTTCTCTAACATTTAAATAATTCACAACATGGGATGGATGAAATGGGTAGGTCAGATTGCTTATCAAAGACCCAGTATTGTATCTTCGATACGACAGAAAATCAACCAAGCTAAGCAAGCTAACCTTAACTATTGTTATTTCGAAGGCGAGCTGCTCACTCTTGACCAAGCAGAAGGTTTGATTGCTTTGATAGTCAAGCAACAATTTCGGAGAAACCAAATACAAGATGATAAAGTTCATAGGGAACCAGACACAGTTCAATAATAAGGTTGAACTGTGTACAATACAGGAATGCGTAGACTACTGCTCATCTAAAGCTATACTCGGGGTAGATACTGAGACAGAAGGCTTTGACTTTACATGTAAGAAGATGATTATGTTTCAGATTGGGGATGCTCAAGAGCAATTCGTTATCGATACAAGACACGTGTCTATTGAACCACTAAGAGAGGTATTAGAATCACATCAAATAACAAAAATCTTCCACAATGCGAAATTCGATTACAAGTTTATTAGACGTTGGGCAGGAATTGAGTGCCAGAACATTTACGATACCTATCTTACAGAGAAGGTTTTACACTGTGGTAAGCAAGGCCACGGCTACTCATTATCAAGATGTTGTGAACGGTACATCGGTGTTACTTTGGACAAAGAAGTCCGCAACAAGTTCGTTAACCTCCAAGGTCAGCCGTTTACGCACAATCAGATTACCTATGGTGCAAACGATGTGGCATATCTCATACAAATTTGGGAGAAACAACACAAGTTACTGGATGAAAGTGATCTTGTTCAGGTTGCAGATTTAGAGAACAAGGCTGTTGTTGTGTTCTCTGAGATAGAGTATGAGGGTTTGACTGTTGATAAAGACAGCTGGATTGAATTGGCTACGGATAATCTAAAGAAGGCTCAGGAGTATGAGCTGCAATTAGATAGAGAAGTAGTTAATCACCCTAAACTCAGTCCACACTATCACGTACCTGTGCAACAGGATATGTTCTTACAGGCTGAGGAGCAACGTGCTACTGCTATTAAGTGGAGCTCTCCGGCTCAGATACTCAAACTGTTTCAACACCTAGTCCCATCTCTTGAAGATGTGAATGGGAAGAATCTAAATAAGCACAGGTTCAAGCATGATATAATCAAAAGCTATATACGATATAAAGAACTTAGTAAGTTAGCTAATGCATATGGTACAAATTTCTTTAACTATGTAAATTGTGATGGTAAAGTCCACACTAATTTCTCTCAGATACTAGACACTGGTCGTGTCTCATCTTCTGGGCCCAATATGCAGCAGATTCCTGCTAATAATAAGTATCGTAATTGCTTTGTAGCCCCGGATGGGTGGGTGTTTGTCTCCTCAGATTACTCGAGCCAAGAGCTCAATGTTATTGCTTTTGGGAGTAAAGACCCTGTATTCCTTGAGGCCCTTGAGAAAGGGCAGGACTTGCACTCTGTATGTGCAGACCTTGTGTTTCAAGACCAATGGAAAAACGGTGCTGCTGATGGTTGTGCTTATATGTACAGCAAGATGAAGTGCAGTTGCCCTAAACACAAGGAGATGCGCACTAAAGTCAAGACGATTAACTTCGGATTGGCTTATGGTATGGGACCACACAAGTTAAGTGACACCTTAGACATAACTGTTAAGGAGGCGTCAACCTTGATTGACCAATACTTTGCTGCATTCCCAAACATCAAGCAGTTTTTAGACATGCTTGGGAGATTTGGGAAGATGAATGGGTACATACGTACCTTCAAACCTTTTAAACGTAAGAGATTCTTTGACTATTGGGACGGTCGTAACACCCCACCCAAAGAGATGGGTATGATTGAACGTGCTAGCAAGAACACACCTATACAAGGTGCATCTGCTGACATGACCAAGCTCGCTCTCGTCAAGATTCACAACTTCATTAAAGAACACAACCTACAATTACAAGTAAAGATTGTAATGACTGTTCACGATCAGATAGATACTATTTGTAAAGAAGAAATTGCAGAGAGATGGAGGGAAAGAATGACTGAACTAATGGAAGAAGCAGCTCTTACTGTTGTTACTAACGGTCTGCTAAAAGCAGAAACAAACATTTCGAAAACATGGGAAAAATAAAACTAATTTCATTGCCCTCACAATTAAGGGTCAGGATTAAAAACAAGATCAATGCTAAAACACCTGTGAACAGGGAAGGTGTAACTCCATATACGTATAAGGAAGTGTATGACTACATGCGTATGTATCTCTCTGGGTATTCTCCTAAGGTTATCTCTGAGTACTATGATGTTGAGCATCATCGTATATACAACGCTCTGTATAATTGTGTAGGTCTTTATGAACCTTACAAACAACTACGTGCGCACAATGCAAAAAAGCGTAGGATGGGGCACAAGCTTACAGGTGTACAGGAATTTTTAGATAAAGACCTATATGATAACCTCTGTACTAATGGATGAACTCGTATCATACTGCTGCACAGCCAGCATAGACTCCGACACATACATTTGCCAACAGTGTGGAGAGTGGGCAGAACCAATACTTTTAACTGATGGACAAGATTAAGATTCAATCTACAGCCTACCCAGACAGCCCAGCTTCTAATTATGCAGCTTGGTGTAAATGGATGATTGCTAGAAATAAACAAGAGTGGAAAAAAAGAATCAATATTAATAAACTAGAAATGGAAATCGTTTATCTAGACTACGAAGGTCTCGAGCTTGGAATAGACTACAGCATGGACATTGAGATAGAAGCAGCAGTAGTATTTGTTGACCACGGTATCGGGGAGTATGAATTTTGGGGAACAAAAGGTTACCATACTGACGTGAGACCTGAGGTAGATATGTTGCATATTACAAACTCTACTGTTTATGATGAAGATCTAAAAGAGGTAGAAGAAACCGAAGAGATCCAAAAGCTCGTAGAGAGATGGTTATCTGAGAATAGTCAGAAGATAGACGAAGACATTTTAGATAAACTGGATTCCTAATAAAGAGCAGCGCCTATAGCTCAGTTGGTTAGAGCATCGGACTCATAATCCGCAGGTCCTAGGTTCAAGTCCTAGTAGGCGCACATCTTAAATGTATAAGATATGGATAATATTACATGGTCTGGTCATGAGTGGTTAACGAAAGAAAGATGGGGAAGAGTTCATCCTGACAAATCATTTTGTTGGTATGATCCAGAATGCGTAAATGTAGATAATAAAGGATATCTGCATTTAACTACCGATAAAAGTCCGAGTGAGATCCAACACTACAATGGTGAAACATATAAACCAAACTTAGGTACTGGTTTGATCTGTAGTGTTGAAGATTTTAGTTACGGTCGATTTGAGATAGAAGCTATGATGCCTAGAGGCAGAAATAAATGGCCTGCATTTTGGTTGTGGGGATCTGAAACCTGGCCACCTGAAATTGATATTTTAGAAGGCTACACTGACAAACGAAATGGGTATTTAAAGTTTAACCGCTTTAACCCTTTGGGCTTCTGGAATCTTCAAACTAATCTATGGACACATGGCATTGGGGAGAAGAACTATAATCTCAGAGCGAAGACTCACTTCTTTGGTTTCAAGAATCCAGCTAAACACTTTCTTAAGTATTCACTACTTTGGTTACCTGATAAGATTAGCATTTCATTCAATGATTACCTTGTTAGAGAGATCACTGATAAGGACACTCTAGCTTACTTTAATGATCAGAAGATGAGAGTTGTCATCAACAATCACTTTCAAAAAGATAGCGATAGAGACTTTTATAGTGATTTTGTAATAAAACAATTCAGGTACACACCATATAAAGCGCACTTACCTCGTCATTTATGACTGTTACATAGCAGCAGGTCACCGACACCTGTGAGGTATTAAGCTCCCGTAGCTCAGCTGGATAGAGCAACTGCCTTCTAAGCAGTAGGTCATAGGTTCGATTCCTATCGGGAGTACGATTCACAAACTAAACACATTTTAATTATGATGGAATTCGCATTTAATTTTATATGCGGGGTATTAATGGTTGCAATATCCTGCATTGGTCTACTAATACTAGGAGACATCCTAGTAGAGAAGTGGGGGGAGATAAAAGAAAGAATGAAGGACTTTAAAGATTCTGAGAAATGATGATAAAAGAAAAACTCAGCCCTTGGGTTTACCCCGGTATTGCAAACCGAGATAAACTTAAAGCCCTTAATTCCTTTACTGCACTGTCTGTAGATCTTAGTCAGTTTATAGACATCTGTGTTCTGGCTTTCAATGTCGATAGAGACGACGTCATGGGTAGAACCAGAATACACAACTGTGTACTTGCACGGCATGCGTTTGCAAAGATAGTAAAAGACAGCACAACACTAACCTATGCTGCTATAGGAAAGTTTTTGGGTAGAGATCATGCTACAATTTGTCACAGTTGTAGAACAGCTGAGGACTACATAGAGACATATCCATACTTTGAGGAGAGGTATGATGTCTGTTTAAAACTCTTAAAGAAAATGGAAGTAGTAAAAGATGCGGGAGATTTATCGGCACTAGCTAGTCGAATTGAACTATTAAAACAGAAAAATGAAGATTGAATTAATGAAAAACAAACAGATACATGAAGTAAAAAATCAACAACAACGCAAAGCCCTAAATGCATGGGCTAAAGATGATTTTATTGGAAGCATCATCGCAGGCACAGGATTTGGTAAGTCTCGTTGTGGGGTATTAGCTGTTAAGAAGCTATTGCAACCCGGAGAAAGAGCCTTAGTTCTTGTCCCCACTACTCAATTGCAAGATCAATTTGCAGAAGAGTTTAAGAAGTGGGATGCAGATGATGTTCTAGAACACACAGATATCATGTGCTATCAATCAGCTTACAAGCTAGAAGCTATGCATTATGCTATTGTTGTGTGTGATGAGGTACACTTAGGCATAAGCCCGAAATACCGTAAGTTCTTTGAGAACAATACGTATGACAGGTTATTATGCATGACAGCTACGGTCCCTGAAGATGATGAATACCGTAACTATCTTATGAAGCTTGCCCCTATTCGTTTTCACATCTCTTTAGATGAGTGTGTAGAGCTAGGATTAGTGAGCCCATACGAGATAGTTTGTATCCCGGTTGAGCTCAACGACGAGGACCAAGCAGCATACAAGAAAGCACAGAACAAATTCTTGCAAGCCAAGTATCGTATTGGGGACTTTGATGCATTTACTGCAGCTAAGCTTATCTTAGCAAAGAAGATTCCTGGTGATGCTGGTGCCGCAAAGATGTTCTTCAATGCAATATCAGAGCGTACAAAAGTGGTGCAGCATTCTACAGCTAAAATTGACAAGGCTGAGGAACTCGTAGCACAACACAGTGATGATAAAATTCTTGTATTTTCTGGGACTAATAGGTTTACTGACGCTATGGCTGATTCTCTTTCAGCACTTGCGTATCATTCGGGGCATACTAAAAAAGGAAGAAAGGAGGTACTTGAATCGTTTCGAGATGGATCCAATCGTATCCTTTGCAGTACAAAAGCACTTAACCAAGGTTTTGATGTGCCTGACGCTAGTGTCGGCATTATTGTTGGCTTGGTTAGTAAGTCCTTACCTATGATTCAGAGGGTTGGTAGACTCCTTCGACTCAGTACCCCAGATAAGATCGGGAAGATCTATATAGTCTACGTTCACGATTCTCAAGAAGAGAAGTGGATAAAACAAGCAGTTAAATCTTTAAACAACGTAAAATGGTTAACAGTCTAACATTACAGAAGGTTACGAAGCTCCCTAATGTCAAGTACATTGACAACAATCGCTTCAAGCTCGAGCAAAGGCACATTGATAATCTTGCGAAGAGTATCTCTAAGTTTGGGTTTAATGTCAGCCCTGTATTGCTTACAAAAGACAACTACATCCTTGATGGTCAGAATAGGGTAAAAGCCCATGAGAAGACTATTGAGAATGGGGAATCTAACTCTCTGTACGTAGTTAAGTTTGATGTAAACTACAAAGGCAATGAGGACTACTTCAAAGACATGCTCGCTGAAGTAAACAACGAAGTCGAGAAATGGAAGGTTCAAGACTGGTTAGTTCATCACATTGATAATGAGAACTACAAAAAGCTCAATGATTTGTGGAAGAAATATCCTGATTCCAATTTGTCTGCTTTGCGCACTCTTACTTGTGTGAATGTTGACACTGGAGGTACTATCACAAAGGCTTTCAAGGACGGTAAGTATGTATATGAGCTGAATGAAACAAGACAAATTATCTTAGATAAGGTGACAGAGTTTATTCATCAGGATTACCCTATTGATGGGACAGTATGGGCTCAAGGCGCAGTTCTTAAAGCTCTTGCCTCGCTGAGCACTGACCCTGCATTTGATGTAGACCGGATGTTCTCTCAGATAAACAAGAATCTGGGCACATTCCAGGTACAGTCTGGAATGGGGAACTGGTGCGGATACTTTAAACTCTTGCACAATAAGGGCTTGAAAGGTCGCGGTAAGAAAATAAAGAAGAACTTTATAAGCTCTTACTGATATACAACTATTTATTATGATCGTAGAGATTAACATAAAAAGTCTCAAGGATTTTGGGATAACTGCTGATGAATATGTATATTTACAGTTATTACAAAGTGGTTCCCACGATGTCATAGACGATCTAAAGTTAGTTGTTAGGCTTGAAGTAATGCAAACCAAAGGCCTGGTTAAGCTGGGGGAGAGCACTGATACACATGTTGTTCGAGCGAAATTTAGCAGTCCAAATGCTACTCCGTTCGATCAGATGTGGTCAGAGCTTCTCTCCCACTTTCCTCTTAAGGTATATGCTAATGGGGGTATTCGCCCTTTACGTGCCAAAGACCCTAATGCCTCAACAAACAAGAAGGCTCGCAAACAGTACGAAAAGTACATTAAAAACAGCGTAGCCAAGCACAAGGAGGTTATTAGATGTTTGGGTGTAGAGCTAGACCAAAGAAAGAAGGCAAATAACTTAGGTTATATGCAAATGCTTGCTACATGGATTAATCAGCATACATGGGAAAAGTATCAAGACCTAACAGACACTTCAGATAATGAGCGACGCATCACAAGGGAACTATAGTCTCCCAAAACTTTATCATATTTCAAAGACAGTAGAGAAATCTATTAAAGATGTCCGCGATGGTATGATGGGGAAGAGACGTGTATACCCTACATCTTGGCCCCGACTTAACAGAAATCTTATGGGTGGCTTACAGCCAGGCAAGATGTATGTTATTGCAGGCCGTCCAGGTGTAGGTAAATCCGCATTTTCAAACCAATTAATATTTGATATACTAGATGTAAACAAAGACACAAACGACGATTTAATCGTTATCTACTGGAGCTTCGAGATGCCCGGTGAGCAGCAAATACTACGTGCTGGCTCAAAGGACACCAAGCTTCAGACATTTGATCTGCTTTCTGTAGAAAATATTCTATCTGAGGAAGCATTCAATAACTACAAGCAAGCTGTACAGAAGTACAAGGACTATCCTATGTATTTCTGTAGTATCCCCCAAGACATGAACATAATCAAGAAGGTTAATGAAGAGATGTTTTTACGACAACCGTCAAAGACTGTTATCAATTTAATTGACCATTCACGATTAGTACTTGGTAAGGAGGATACCGAACTACAGAAACTAAACACGGTTTCTAAGTCCTGCATGTGGATGCAGGCAAAGATGCAATCCATAACAATTCTACTTTCACAACTGAATCGTAACATCGAACAGGAGTACCGAGCCAAACAGCAATACCAACCATTGCTAACAGACCTCTTCGGGGGTGACTCTATTGGTCAGGATTCTCATGTAGTTATGATGTTACAACGTCCCTACGATTTGTATGGGATTACTGATTCATACTGCGGACAAGACCCTGTTGGGTTATTAGCTTGTCACGTGGAGAAGAATCGTGACGGATTGCTGGGAATGATCCCATTTCAAACAGATTTATCAACATTCACAATTAATGAGCGAAGTAAAGATTAGTCTTCCCACTGGTAAAATTAAAGCCAGCAGGAAGTCTCCTAAAAACTTCGTTCTCTATGGTCAACCTAAGGTAGGCAAGACATCGGCTCTTGCGCAGCTAGACAACTGCCTTATTATTGACCTGGAGGACGGAACTGATATGATTGATGCTCTCAAGATCAAGGCTAAGAACCTAGCGGAACTGGCTAAGATTGGGAAAGAGATTATCAGTCAAGGTAAACCTTATAAATACATTGCAATTGACACAGTTACACAACTCGAAGTATGGTGCGAGCCGGAAGCGAAGAGGCTCTATCAGAACACGCCTATGGGCAAAAACTTTGATAAAGAGAATACCGGACTTTCTGTTCTCACTTTACCTAATGGCGGTGGTTACATGTATTTGCGTATTGCTTTTAAAAAATGGTTAGAGAGGCTTAATTCACTAGCTGACCATGTTATTCTTGTCGGGCATCTCAAAGAAGCAAAGATAGAAAAGAAGGGCAAGGAGGTAGCTTACAAAGACCTTGACCTAACAGGCAAAATTCGTAACATCACATGTGCTAACGCAGATGCGATCGGTTATGTGTTCCGTGAGAACGATACTACAATGATTAGTTTCGATTCTCTTGGTGACATACAAGCCGGCTCACGGTGTGACCACCTTAAAGGTCAAACATTCCCACTTGAGTGGGATAAAATATTCATCGATTAATTTTAAACCCAAACATTATGATTGAGGCAAATCAACAAACGGAGCCTACCGTAGAAAAGCAAACCACTCCTGATGGGGAGCAGAAGACTATCACTCTTTCTGGTATTATCGCAGATCTTGATGGCGGTCTTGGGAGACCACAAATCAAGGAGAAGTATGAGCTTACTGGGGCGGAGATCAAGCAATTGTTCCAGCATCCTATGCTCAAGAACCGTCGCCCAAAGAGAGCACTGACTAAGATCAGCTTTACTCTTATAGATGACATAAGCTCTACACAAGAGACTCCTCAGGAGGACCCAGCACAATTGCGTGTTGATACTGAAGCACTACGTGTGGAAGACAGCACTGCAGAAAACGATTCATTTGACACCTTTGAACTTATTGACTAATGGCTATTAACGCAAACAACTCCAACGAAGAAGTAGCAGGTGGTGGTGGAGTACCACTATATGTAGGTATCGCACCTATGCAAATTATGGCTGTGAATCCCTCACAGTCTGAACTAAGTGACCTAGGAATCAACTTACGAGCAGAACCACAGTACACTGATGTGTCTATCGGTGGTGACAGTTACAACAAGATTACATTCTGGTTGAAGTGCATAGAGCCTTCATTTACTACACGCTTTGACATTCTTGTCAAGCCTGAGCATCGTGTTGCTAAGTCAGGGAAGAACCTGTGGTGCAACTCTGTAGGTCAGTTTGTATATGCAGACCAAGACCCATCAGAATTGTATGAGTGGTTCAAGTCTGACGGTGTGCGCAAAGCATATGTAGGTGAGGACATGCTCATGGACTTTATTAAAGCCTATGCTAACGTGGCTAACGGTGATGAATGTGCATTTGAGAGTATTAGTAAGATTATGAGCGGCGATGTTACAGAAATCCGTCAGCTTGTAAACGCACTGTCTGATAACCGAGTTCGAGTATTACTCGGTGTTAAAGATGGTAAGTACCAG